TTAAGAACTTCTACACCATCAATAAGGATTCCAGTATATCCAATAGGAGTCTCATGAACTTTACCATCCTGAACTGGTTTAGAGATTTTCCTTAATAGTTTTTGAGGTTGTATCTTTCTATCATGGAAATAATACTTCTCTACAGTGTTGTTATTAATTTCAATAGAATCACCACCACCTGCTGCAACTTTAACGAAAATATTGCTATAAATATTGGGAAGACTTTTTGCAAATTTTACAATATGATCATCTATTCTTTTTATAAAATAAAGTCCTTCATCAAATAACTGACTATCAATCCACTCTGACCGAAAAACATCACCTTTCCAATCAACAATCTCTGTTACTCCTTTCTCTGGAGTATAATAAACCGCATCTCCAGTATAGAAGTTGTGGTCAATACCAGTCGTTAAAGTAATTTCCTCTTGTTCATCATTATACTTTCCTGAAATTCTTACCTTTTGATCTCTAGGATTTAACTTTAATTTACTATGAGAAGGTAATGAGTTAGAAGCAACTAAAACAGATTCACCACCAACATAAACATTTTGAATATTGGCAATAAGTCGGTTTAAATCTCCATGTATATCTGAGTCAACTCTTGAAAAATCTCTACGTGCATTGACAATAGTTGTTGTATCACTAGGTATACCTTCACCTCTTATTAAAACAGTATTATTATCATAAGCATCCCTCACTTCATATTGATTATCTAATAATACATCATTCTTATCATATAATCTAATATTATCACCAATTCTAAAGATATTGGGATCTTTAGTAACCAGTTTATAAGTAGAGTTTACTTCATCAATTAATCTTAATTCTTTTATATCATAATTCTGAAGTGTATTAAAAATCCAATTATTTTGATTAAAACTAGTTCCAATATGTCCTAATGACTTAATTTTTATTTTTGCACCTTCATTATAGTAACGAGTATCACTTGGAATTTGTAAATTATTCAATACTGATCTAATTTTTACTCTTATTCCATCAGTTGTTCCCGCACCAGAAGAATATGCATAAGTATCTTGGTCAATATATGTCTTATCAGTAATAACTGAATAAATTGAAGTATCATTAATACCTAAAAACTGGTTAAGAGTCTTATAAGAATAAGTTGCAATACCACTTTCTCCGTTCGCATAAACAAACGAGAGGGTTCCTGAATTTGGAAATCCTAATGTTGAGTCTACATCAATATAAGTTTGTGCAATTCCAACGTCACCAACGATAGTTGACTTGGCATGAGAAGAAAATTCACCATATAATAACTCTGTAGAACCATCATTTTGATTCCAAGACGTATCAAGACTAATTTTATAGAAAATATTGGTATTAATTCCAACATTTATGCTCTCTACATGAGATATTGGAGCATATGCTTTTGAAATATTCTCGAATTTGTCTTGAAAAAGAGTTTTATTGATTAAATCTATAGGATCTCCCTTTATTGATTCAACAATAATGTCCTTTGTTTTCCTGAAATTGGCATTAGAGGGAGAAACTACATGATCTATAGGTCTAATAAGGTCAGCCTTTTCATTAAATAGTGCTCCAAAAAGGATTTTAAAGGATTCATCGGTTCCTCTTGTTGAATAAAAATCCTTTGATTGTTTAATAAATGTAGATTGATTTAAATCTGCATGTAAATCTTTCTGAATTCCGTATAATAATTGGCGTTTTGTCTTTTTTAAAAATTCTTCAAGGAATAAAACACTTAAATTTTCTACTGTAGATTCGTCATCATGTGGAGAAACAGTAGAAGTTGAAAAAATTAAGTCTTCTGGTTCCGAAGGATTTGTAAAAGAGGTAATTCCACTAAATCCTCTTATACAATCAACGAATTCTACATCAGTTTTACTGTCATATGATATAATTTCATCACCAATTTTAATTAATCCATTATTGTCTGGAAATCCTTCTGTATTATCAACAAGAATATTTTTATCAGTCTCCTCAATTCTATTAAGTAATGTTGTAGATTTGACAATATTACCATTTTCACTCAATTTAATATAAGAATCAATGTTATTAACCAAGTCAATTGGACCACCTTGATACTCTTGTCCTTTATAATAAGCACTTAAAAATTCACCAACAAGTGGAAATTCTGCTCGAACGTATTCGGGCAGTTGATTTTTTACAATCTTATTAATCTGGACTTTTTTTAGGGTCATTTGTTATCTTACAATCTTACCTGGGTTATAACTTGGAGTAACAGTATAAGTTGACCCTGATGGATCAGCACCTGAAATAATTTGATCAACAATCATATCGACATTACTCTTGTCTAATTGCAAATAAAGGTCTTGTAAACCAATAACGTCATTTGATTCTGGTACGGCGGATATTTCCAAAATTTGAACGTTGTCTTTAGATTTACCTGATACTATATTTATCGGGTTTAAAGTGATGCGTCCTTTAACATAATCAATAATACCCACATTACGTCTTACAACTTGAGGAGGACCAGCATTTCCTGCTCCATCCAATGTAAATAGTGAAATTTTTCCTTTTTTCTTATCTGTATCAGGAATATCAAATAAGTATACATTATTAACAATATCCAATACCTTAAAACCACTAGATCTAATATTATATCCTTCCATTGAAGAAATATGGAACTGATTACCAAAATCAATCGCATATTCAGCAAATTGGTTTTCAGCAATTCTTAAATCACGTCTTATTTCAATAGTAGTGATATTAGAGGAAATTGATTCATGACTTTGATCAATAATCTTCAAAAATTTACTATATTTAAATCTTGCACCATATTTGTTCAATTCTGCAGAATCGGCATACTTATCAATATTAGATTTTATAATAGTAGAGACCTGTGCAACATTTCTTGCTAAATTTACGTTATAATAGACATTACTATTGGTTTCTACAAACAAATACTTCAAATCAAGGATTTGAGGAACAATTCCTGCTACAGAATACTTTTTAAGGTCTCTTTTGATGTTTTCCTTAACGGCATTAGACACAAAATCACCAGTTCTTGGTTTTATGCTAATAAAAACCTTTCCATATTGTGGAGGAACCAAATCTTCGCCTCCGTAGACAGAAATTGACTCTGTTTCGGGGTAAATCTTGTTTGGAATCAAAATTTCATAGTCATTTGCAGTTAATGCTCTATTTTGAGTCGCATATACTTGTGGAGCATACTTTTTAATGGACTCTGTGCTCTCAATTGCTTGACCGCCAGATGATGACTCGTTTGCAGTCACCAAAGAGATTCCACTAGTAACATTCGTAGTAGAATTGTTACGATTATAGACTAATTTTCCACTAAAGGCGAAATTTGCTATACCATTACCATCTATGCCGTTAGTTTTGATATAAGAGACATTAATTTGGTTACCATCTTGTAAGGCCTTACCAAAAATACCATCTCCGAAGATTATTTCATATTGTTCGTCTTCAACTTCCTGAATAAAGTAAACTGGAGATGATCCAGTGATTGCTGAACCAGAATTTGGGTCAAAAAGATCATCTTGACGAGCATATGTTAAAGAAACTGAAGATTTGGGACTTGGTTTTACAGAAACTTTAAGTGTATCTAAATCAATTCCATCATTTGATAAAATAAACTTACTAAATGGATTTCTGGAGGAATATTCGAAAGATTGTTCAATAACTGTCCCTTCATATACATCAACATTTTTAAAATTCGCAATTCCGTCCACAACAGTAACAGATATATCTTCTGTAATACCAAAAACGAAAGATTGTCCATTAAATTGCTTACTTGATCCAACAACAGCACCTTTTTTAAGAATTACACTAGGTGGAGTTGGTGAAACTGAGTTGATATCACAAAAAAAGTTAACTGTTGCTTTTGCTGCCTTTTTTGATCGTGGTAAATATCCAATATTTCTTGCTAATGATACAACATTCTCTCTTAACGTTGCACTATCAATAAAAACCTCATTAGATACCATATTGGCATTGTATGAAGTGATATATGTATTATATGCTAAAACATTTAGAATAGTTGATAAGTTTGATCCTTCAAAATCATAATCAGTAAAGTCTGAATTAGATTTTAAGTAATCTTTAAGTGTAGTTTTGATCTGTTCAAAATCCAGACCAGTAAAGTTTAAAAGTGGCATTTATCTAGACGGTAGCAACACGAATTCTAATTCTTGAGGAGGATTACTCGAACCTCTTATTTTATATACTATAACAACATCAAATTGGTTGTTATCATAATTTGGTAAAGACTGAACATCCAGTAATTCAACTCTTGGTTCGTGCATTTTTATCATATATTCAATATCATCACGAATTGTAATCGCAGTTACTGCATCAATATTCTCAAATAATGAAGCAGATACGTCAGAACCAAAATCTTGATCAAAAAATCTCTCCCCAGGTAAGGTAAATACAAGATTTCTTATAGAACGAGCAATTGCACTCTCATTTTTCAGACCAATTAAGTCATCAGTAAGAGGATTACTCTTAAATGACATAGAAAGATCCTTATAACCCTGTTTTACCCTCTCTAAAGGCATAAAAAAACACCAATTATTAGTTATTTATTACGAATCTTTACCTATATTCTGAAAGAACCTCATAAGATTCAATTTCATTCAAATTTCGGTCATCATCACCTGCTAAACGTTCGAAAAAATCATTTGAACTTTCTACTGTATCACGCTTTTTGGGTGTTTTTACGTCGTGAGAGATTTCACGTAGCATCTGGGTTTGTTCAATTGCCATTTTGACCTCCGTAAGGTGGAATTTAAGTAACAAAAAAGGATATCTGGTGTTAATTCCAAATATCCTAGTACATATTGACTATCACTTGTGTTTATTTAGACAC